GATGGACAAAATCAAATAAAACTGGAACTTATATTTGTCAAATTAGAGACATAGACAATAGTAGGTCAATTTCTAAATCTTATACAATTTCATCTGCTGATACTTGGGAAAAGAAAATTATTACTTTTCCTGGAGATACTACTGGTGCATTAGATAATAATAATGAAAAGAGTTTTGAAATAAGATGGTGGTTAGTTGCTGGAACTGATTTTACATCTGGAACTTTAGCGACATCATGGGCTTCAGAAACAAGTGCAAATAATGCAGTAGGTCAAGTAAATTTAGCAGATAGTACAAGTAATGAATGGTATCTGACTGGAGCTCAATTAGAGACAGGTCAAGTTGCAAGCGACTTTGAGTTCTTGCCACATGATGTAAACAAACATAGATGTTTAAGATATTTTCAAGATTTAGCACCAAAAGAAAATGATGATAGATTTACGTTAGGTGAGAATGTGTCTACCACAAGATGTGATCCTATATTATATTTTAAACCAGAGATGAGAGCTGCACCTAGTTTTAGTTCTACTGCTGCAAATACTTTTTCATTATACCATTCTGGAAGTTCAACAGATTGCACGTCAGTTGCATTGGACAGTATAAATAATACAGGTGGAAATTTGCTTTTCAATGTATCGTCTGGTTTAACTGCTGGTGGTTGTTCTCAAGTTCTAACTAATGGAACAGGAACACAATGTTTCTTTGATGCGGAGTTGTAATGATTGAAAAAGTAGAAAAAAATTATATTGATGGAGTTTTTAAAAATTATAAAATTACCAAGAGCGATGGTAGGACTTGGTTTGTACCATTGGTTGAAAACAACACAGATTACCAAGCAATACAAGAATGGGCCAAGATAGAAGGCAATAACATTATCGATCCAGGAGCGTAATAGATGCTCGGTCATACTTCTATATCTGCTACACCAATAGCTACATCATTTTTTAATCCTAACGTTACTGTTAACGTAACAGGTAATGCACTGACTCTTGCAGTTGGTAGTTCATCTGCACTAGCAGGAGCTTTTGTACAACCATCTGGTAATTCATTAACACTTGGCTTTGGATCACTAACTATTAGTGGTGCAGCTAATGTTACCCCTACAGGAAGCCCATTAACATTAGGAGTAGGAACAGTTACAGTCACTGCTGCAGCGAATGTTAGTGTTACAGGAAACCAATTGACCATTGGCACAGGAAGTGTTAGTATTACGGCTGCGGCTAATGTAAACCCAACTGGCGTGCCGATGACGTTAAGCATTAAAGATCCAGGTATAATTACTTGGAATGATGTTGACCCAGGAGCATCAATGGTTTGGACACCAATAGACCCTTACTAGGAGAATTATGGCATCAAGTTTTTCAACCAACTCAAAACTAGAACTAATCACAACTGGTGAAAAAGCTGGTCTTTGGGGTACAATTACAAATACAAACCTACAGATATTAGAACAATTATCTTCAGGATATTTATCATCTTCACAATTAGGAACTGGTGATCTTACTCTAGCACTAGATAATGGTGCAACGTCAACAGGTAAAAATTTATATATCAAACTTACAGGAACACTTGGTGCAAATAGAAATGTAACTATACCAGATGGTGCAGAAAGAATTATAGTATTTGAAGATGCAACAACTAGAGGTACCTCTGCATTATATACCATAACAGTAAAAACTGTATCTGGATCAGGTGTAGTATTACCAGTAGGATCAACATCTTTAGTTTATTCTGATGGTACAAATGTAAGTCTTGGAATTAGAAACAAAGGCTATGTAACTTTAAACTCTTCAACAATCACAGCTTATACAGCGGTAGATGGTGATCAAATATTTGCAAATACAACAGCTAACCCTATCACAGTAACTTTACCTGCAACACCTGCAGTTGGATCAGAAGTCACGTTTATTGATGCAAGAGGCACGTTTAATTCTAACAACTTAATTGTTAATAGAAACAGTCAACCAATAAATACAGGCACATCAAACTTAACATTAAATACTAATGGTCAGGCTTTTACATTAGTGTATGTAGATGCAACAAGAGGCTGGGCATTTAAGACAAACACGGCATAAGGAGCACGGACCATGGCTCTAATTGAATACAAATTTCTACCAGGAATTGACAAACAATCTACAACTGCAGGAGCAGAGAATAGATGGATTGATTCTGACAATGTAAGATTTAGATATGGCCTGCCTGAAAAAGTTGGAGGTTGGTCTTCATTGGTGTCAGATAGAATTGTAGGTGTAGTTAGAAAACAACACTCTTTCGTAGATCTAGATGGTAACCGGTACGTGGCCCTTGGAACAGATAAGTTTTTACTTTTGTATTTTGAAGGACAACTTCATGACATCACACCTATAAAATCTACAATAGGTTCTGTTGCTATATCTTGTTTAGATGCAACTTTTGAAGTTAGTTTAACTTTTTCATCAGACCATAATTTAGAGTCTGGAGATATAATATTATTAGATAATGTAACTGTGCCAACAGGAGTAGGTTTAACCAACGCTGCATTTGAAGATAAACTATTTCAAGTTACAAGAGTTACATCTTCTAAAATTGCAATCGTAACAGGGACACAACAAACATCAAGTTCAGGTTCAGGTGGATCTTGTAGTGTTATACCATATGAAAAAGTAGGTCCTGCTGCACAATCTTATGGTTATGGTTTTGGTATTGGTAACTATGGTGGAACTGTATCAGGTGTTACTACAACAACTTTAAACGGAGCTTTACTTGCTGACACTGCTGGTACAGGAGGATCTGGTACAGCAATAACTTTAGCATCAACATCTGGTTTTCCAACTGCTGGAACAATTGCTGTCGGTAACGAATTAATTACATACACAGGAATAAGTTCAAACGATTTAACTGGTATCACCAGAGGTGCTTTGGGAACAGCAACTGCCGGAACATCAAATGGACAAGCGCAAAGTGATGGAAGCACTGTAACAAATGCTACAAACTTTTCTGGATTTGGTAGTGCTGTAAGTGCATCGTCTGTAGTTCTAGAACCTGGGCTATGGAGTTTAGATAACTTTGGTCAAGTATTAATTGCAACGATTGCAAACGGTAAAACATTTACATGGAACGCAGGAGCTGCAACACCATTAACTACAAGAGCATCTATAACAACATCTGGCTTTGCAACTGGTAGTAATCCAACTGCATCAAGAGTAACGTTGATATCACCAACAACACGTCACTTAATTCATTTAGGTACAGAAACAACTATTGGAGATACAACAACACAAGATGATATGTTTATAAGATTCTCTGATCAAGAAGATATAAATGATTATGCAGCAACAGCTATTAACACAGCAGGCGATTTTAGATTACAGGATGGCACAAAAATTATTGGCGCTATAAAAGCAAAAGAAGTTATCTTGATATGGACAGATAATGCTTTGTATACCATGAAGTTTGTAGGTGCACCGTTTACATTTGGATTTGAACAAGTGGGTACAAACTGTGGATTGATAGGTAAGAATGCAGTCGTAGAGATAGATGGTACCGCTTTTTGGTTAAGTAATAATGGTTTCTTTATGTTTGATGGTACAGTCAAATCATTACCATGCACTGTAGAAGATTTTGTATTTAATAATTTTAACACGACAAAAGGACAACAAGTTGCTGCAGGTTTAAATAATTTATTTACTGAAGTTACTTGGTACTATCCATCAAATAGTTCTGACTTTAATGATAAGTATGTCGTTTTAAATTATGGTGAAAAGTGTTGGTATACAGGAACAGAAGCAAGAACAAGTTGGATGGATGCAACTATCTATCCTAGACCATATGCAACTAAATATGACAGCACGGACTTTGGAACTTTTCCAGATGTAGTAGGTCAAGATGGATTAGGGGGCACTAAATATTTTGAACACGAGGTTGGAACTGATCAAGTCAATGAAGATGGTAGTACAACTACAGTTTCTTCTTTTATAAAATCTTATGATATAGATTTGGAACAAAGACAAAGAAATGCACAAGGTAGACAAGTAGGTCTTAAGTTAGCGGGTGAAATATTTCTTGCAATGAGAAGATTTATACCTGATTTTAAAACACTAGCAGGAAATGCTAAAGTTAGTTTAGCTGTCAAAAGATATCCACAACAGTCTGATAGCACAACAACACTAAGTCCTTTTACAATTGACTCAAGCACCGATAAAAAAGATACGAGAGCAAGAGGACGATTTGTTAATGTTAAAATAGAGAATGATTCTAACGGTGAAGAGTGGAGATTTGGAACTTTAAGATTAGATATACAACCAGATGGTAGAAGATAATGGCTAAGATAAACGTAAGAATACCAGAACCAAAAGAACAATACGATGTATCTAACCAAAAACAAATAAACAGAGCTTTAACTCTTTTAAAAGATCAGTTAAACTCTACATTTTTAGATGAATTAAAACAGGAGCAAGAAAGATTTTCTTGGTTTGTAAGTGGCTAATATATATAAAAACGCAAAGGTAGATCTAACTACCACTGATAATACTATAATATATACAGCACCGTCTGATTCTAGAGCTATAATTAAAAGTATTCTAGTATCCGAGGACGCCGGATCAGGGACCACGATAACTTTCACTATAACAAATGCTGCCGCTGCAATATTTAATCTATTCAAAGATAAAGCAATAGCCTCAAAAGCAACAACAGAACTGTTAACTCACCCTTTAATTTTAGAAGAAAATGAGGTATTAAAGGCACAAGCAGCAGATGCAAACGAATTACACGTTATTGCATCAATACTGGAGATAAATAGGGATTAATATGTCTTTTATAGAACAAGAAGCATCATTTAGATACGAAATAATAGATGGTAAACCAGTCAAGATTATCACACCACAGAGTGAAGTAACATTAACTAATATGAAAACAGGCAAAGAGTATAACTCAGACGCAGAGGCAATGCAAGATGTGCAAGATCCAAACACAGATACTATAGCTGACGATATTAGAAGAGATGTCAAAGTAACAGTAGAAGCATTACCACTTGGAGGAGATTCAAAATTATAATATAATAGTACGATGGCAATAACAAAAGCACAACAAGCAAGACAGATGTTAATTAAGGGTGGAGTAGTACACTCTGATGGAAGACGTGGATTTTTTACAGGTGCTGAAAGAGATGCTAGGGCAGGTAGAGGAGATATATCACCAGGAACAGATAGACAAGGAAATCAAAGAGATAATACTCCATCATCAAGACGTGGAGGTCAAGGACCTTTTGCTAAACCTACATCTACTAAACCAAAAGCACCTCCAGGCCGACCAGAAAAAGGATCTGCACCAAAAATTAATAGATTTGAATTAGCAGAAAAAAATAGAAAAGCAAAAGAAGAAAAGGAACGAAAAGAAAGAATTTTAGAGGAACAAAGAAGAAAGCAACAACTGCAAAGAACAGGAATTGCTAACACAAGTAAGTTTGGATCTCCTAAAGGTACTTTTCGTGATGCTGGAAGTAAAACTTATGGTCCATTTAGTCTTAAAGATATTAAAATTGCAGAAAGTGTTATAGAGGACGATGATTCAGATGATGCAGCAACTGCAAAAGCAATTGCAGAACAAAATATTTTTGAAAAAATTTTAGGTAATATACCTTCTGCCACTGGAGTATTAAAAAATATATTACCCAAAAATCCATTTGATAAGATTATAGGGGAAATAGAAGATGATCCAGGTTTATTAGAAAAAGTTAATAAAAGACTGGGCATTAATCTTGCAGACGATGTAGGCAAAAAAAAATATAAAGAGCTAAGACAACAAGGAGTTATTGGTGCATATGGTAGACCCATGGGTGGTTTTAAACAAGACAAGCCAGGTGGTGAAATAATACGTGAAAGAGACAATGAGGTTATACCTCAAGCAACCCCTACGACCACAGGATCTGTTACACCGGAAGAAGAAGTAGATGATAGAACAGAATTAGAAAAACTGTTAGCTGCAAGAGGAGATGCTTTTAGATTCTTTGCAGATGGTGGTATGGCCGATGACGATGATCCAGTAGGTGGAATCATGGATCTTGAATCAGGTAGACAAATGTATTTTGCAGGTAAACTTGTAAAATCAATTGGTAAAGGTTTAAAAAGTATTACAAAAGGAATTAAAAAAGTTGCTAAATCACCAATAGGTAAAGCTGCTATATTAGGAGCCATTGGTTTTGGAATACCAGGTGTAAAAACTGGTTTTTTCTCTAAAGGTTTAATGGGTACTAAAACTGGTTTAGGACTTAAAAAATTTTTAACAGATTCTATTTTAGGTGAAGCAACTATGAAACAAGGGTTTGCACAAAGATCAGGTGGTCTTTTAAATTTTTTAAAAAGCCCCTTCGGAATAATTACAGGGACATCTTTGTTATCAGGTCTTATGACACCTAAACAAAAACAAGAATTACTACAACAAGAAGAGGAAGAAGGTCTTGACATAGCTGCAATTAGAAGAGATCCATATGGGGCTATGGGTGGAGCTTATTCTTTTTACGCTGAAGGTGGTAAAGCAGAACCTGTAGCTAAGAAAACTATGCCATTATTAGACATGGATGGTATGGAAAAAGATTATAGAGAAACAGGTGGTTTTGTAGAAATGGGTAGAATGGAAAGAGCTGATGATGTACCCGCTAGATTATCCAAGAATGAATTTGTATTTACAGCAGATGCTGTAAGAAATGCAGGAGATGGCAGTGTAGACAAAGGCGCAGAAGTTATGTATAACATGATGAAAAACCTCGAATCCGGAGGTGAAGTATCTGAAGAATCGCAAGGATTAGAAGGCGCTAGAAAAATGTTTCAAACATCACAAAGACTAGGAGAAGTCATATAATGTCGACGCAAACAACGATATCAAGACCAGCGGGATTTGTAGAAGATTTAGGAAAAGATTTAGCGACTCAAGTCGTTGCCCAAACAGCCGTACCGGTAGTAACAACAGGAACTGGTGGTATCACACAATTAGCTGGCGAGTCAGCTGCTCAATTTGATGCTAGAAAAAAAGCTGCTCAACAATTTGATATTAGACAACAAAGTTTAACAGGAATTGCACCACAAGTCGCTGCACAGGATGCTTTACAAAAAAGAGCACAAACTTTAGCAACACAGGGTATTGGTTCTTTTCAACCATTTGTACAACAAGCACAAATAGCATCAGCTGCCGCAATCTCGCCACAAATTACTCAACAGTTTATGTCGCCGTATCAACAACAAGTTATTGATACAACATTAAATGAATTTGATAGACAAGCACAGGTACAAGAACAACGAATCAGGGACCAAGCAGTAGCGTCTGGTGCATTTGGTGGAGGCAGAGAAGGTGTATTACAATCAGAATTTAGAACAGGAAGCGATAGAGAAAGAGCATTATTGCAAGCAGGTTTATTACAACAAGGATTTGGACAAGCACAGCAACTAGCTGCACAAAGATTTGGTCAACAACAAGGTTTAGCACAGCTATTACCAGGATTACAAAGACAAGACGTTGGAACTTTAGGTCAGCTGGGCGCGCTGAACCAAGCTCAACAACAAGCAACTCTTGATGCACAAAGAGAAGCAGCAAGACAAGCTCTTCCTCTT